GGATCGGTAGGCTGCTTTGGACCGACTTTTTCCAGTCGGTGGACAACCGTATCTACAACGATACGGTCGTGCCAAAGCATGGCCCAGGCGCCACTGCTGACAAGCTTCGCGGCAACGCGAAGTACGTACAGCGAGTGTGGACTCGTCGATTGGAGGAGGTATTCCCGTATGGGATCTATCTCCTTCCAAACCCTTCCATTGAATTTATGGAGAGGTATGACGAGATTACTGTCCTGGATCCTGGGGACGAGATGCCCGTAAGGGTTATCGATGTCCCCAAGACGCTGAAAACCCCACGAATCATTGCCATCGAACCTACCTGTATGCAATATATGCAGCAGGGGGTTCTCACGGTAATGATGGAAGAGATGCCGCGATTTGACCAAATGCGGCATTTCGTAATGTTTGAAGAGCAAGAGCCAAACCAACGGCTCGCGCTCGAGGGCTCCATTAGTGGAGCGCTCGCCACACTGGATCTCAGTGAGGCTTCGGACAGGGTTTCCAATCAGCATGTACGCCTCCTAGTTGGCAAATATGGTGCGCTTCGGCGCGCCGTAGATGCAACCAGGTCGCGGAAGGCTGACGTTCCTGTCAAGAACGGATCAAAAGTAGTATCGATCCGTCTTGCCAAGTTCGCGTCTATGGGATCGGCTCTATGCTTTCCTTTCGAAGCAATGGTGTTTATAACCATTATCTTCCTAGGGATTGAACGGAGCCTCAACCGGCGCTTGACCATGAAAGACGTTAAGTCTTTTTATGGCCGGGTGCGAGCCTACGGGGACGACTTGATTGTCCCCGTAGAGCATGTGCAATCGGTGATTCAGGCGCTCGAAGATTTTGGTCTTCGAGTGAACCATGATAAGTCTTTCTGGAACGGTAAGTTCCGAGAAAGCTGTGGTAAAGATTACTACGACGGCCGTGACGTAACTGTCACGTACGTTCGTAGATTCCTCCCTGAATCCCGGCTGCAAGCGGAAGAACTGATATCTGCTGTGGCTCTGAGAAACTTGCTATTCCAAGCAGGATTCTCATCTCCAGTGGAATGGCTTGACAAGAGGATTAGTTCGCTAATTCTCTTCCCCGTTGTCGAGCCAACATCAGTTCTTCTGGGTCGTTGGTCTCACTCTCCTTACCAGGCTGAGTGGACCGACCCCGACCTTCACCGCCCAATGGTCAAGGGCGTCACGGTCGTGCCTAACCGTCGTGAGTCGTTACTCGACGGTTATGGGGCCCTGCAGAAGTTCTTTCTGCGCTCCTATCAAGGAGAGGGTAAGTCTTTAGACCCTCTCGGATACCTTTACCAAAAGGTATCCCATCCACGGCTGCGAGTGCGGCCGTGGTGGCTTGATATGGATGTAGTGGAAAAGGACCACCTGCAGTATGCAGGACGTCCGGTTTCCGTCCGCATCAAGAACCGGAGTGCTCCTCCTTTCTAATGAGGGGGAGGCGGCAGCGTTGCTGCCGCGTGGGAGATCG